AGTACATTATCACAACAGAAATTTGTTGCAGAATCAGCAGATGCTCGCAGACTAGATCGTGTAGATACTAACTCCATGTTGGCGATGGTATCTATGGAACTAGAGCAAAAACTACAAAAAGCGTTTAATTTATCTGCTGAATATGTAGGTATTGAACCACCAGAAGTAAAGATTAGTAGAGATTTTGATATTGAAAGATTGATTGGTCAAGATATTACCGCTTTAACTGCATTATTTAATGAAAATGTGATAGATAGAGAAGAATTTAGAGATATTTTAGTACAGGGAGAGGTATTACCTTCAGCGAATGAGGTCAAATCTGAATAGTCTGCTACAATAGTATATAAGTACACCTTTATTATGGCTAAATCTTTAGACCATGTTCTGCAACCTGACGGAACTTGGAAATGGGAAGAAGTAGAACTTGTACATTCAACTGCACCAGTTGAACCCAAAGTTTCTTCTACTCCCGAACCAAAAGCAACTAAGAAAAAACCTGCTAAAAAGAAAACTACCAGCCCATTATCCGACTAATTTATGGCAATCGAAGAACAAGTCATTCAGCCTGATTCCGTGACTCCTGCTGAACAGCCCGTGGCTGACACTCCTTCACAACCACAAGCACCCGATCTCAGTTCTATAAAAGCAGAATACGAAGCAAAACTAGCTGCTGCTCGTAAAGAAGCTGCTGAAGCAGAAGAAAAATTTAAAGGCATCAAGGGAAAACTAGACGATGTATATAAACAGAAAGAAGAAAAACGTACCAAAGACTTAGAAGAACAAGGTCAGTGGAAAACTCTTTGGGAGGAAGCTAATAAAACAGCCCAGGAAAAAGATCAACAAATCTCTAGCTTGTCTCAACAACTAGAGGAGATGAAAAACTCTCACGAAGTAGCTTCTACAAAAACAGCAGCCCTAGCAGCTATCAGTAATCTTGGAGCGATAAACGCAGAACAAACTTTAGCATTGTTACAAAATAAGTTACAAAAGAACGCTGAAGGGAAAGTAGTTATTCTTAACGGTGGAGTTGAACAAGATTTGAATACTTATATAAGCAGTCTCAAGAATCCTGGTAGTGGTTGGGAACATCATTTTAAACCTAGTAGTGCTGCTGGAATGGGTGCTAGACCTAGCCCCGTAGCAAATGCTGGTGGAGGTCAGGTAAACCCTTGGAAAACGGGCAACCTCACACAACAAATGCTACTATTAGAGCAAGATCCGCAGCTTGCAGCAGTGCTCAAGCAAGAGGCTCAAAAATAGTTAGTTTCTGTGAAACTAATCCCCTCGTCTGTGACTAGGGTATCGCAAAAGTAACAAGGTAATCTGAATGGCTGCTCCGTTTCAGAATTATTCTGGCGGTGTCCTATTAGCGGACATCGTTAAGAGAAATAATCTCAGCACATACGTTTCCGAAGCTATCAAGGAACGTAGTGCATTTTTAAAATCTGGTGCTGTTGTAAGAAACTCACTTCTTGACGCAACAGAAGGTGGAACAAGAATTCAAGTTCCAGAATTTAACCCAATCACACCAACTGAAGAAATTTTAGATGGTACAGCAACATGGGGTACAAGTAACCAAGGTCACTTGACACCACAAAAGATTGGTACAGACACACAGATCGCAACCATCTGTCATAGAGGTTTTGCGTATGCTGTTGATGATGTAGCTGTATTGGCTGCTGGTGAAGATCCAATGGGTCACATCAGAAACCAAATTGCAGATGCTATCAACAAACTAAACTCTGCAAGACTATTCAGCTTGTTAGATGGTTTGTTTGGATCTACTTTCGGACCATTAGGTTCAAACTGTTTAGATTTATCTAAGGGTGCTGCTTCTGGTGCTGATACTGATAACTTCTTAACAGCTTCTACTGTTGCAAGAGGAAGATCACTTCTCGGAACAAGAGGAGATGAGCTAGATACTTTAGTTGTTCACCCATCTGTTGCTTACTACTTATATCAAGTTGGTATGCTTACATTCTCAACATCTGCTCTCACACCTGGTGGTGCAGTAACTTGGGGTGGTGGCGGTGTCGGTGTTAACGAAACAAGCATCGGCCAGTTTGCTGGAATGAATGTTGTTATTGACTCTCAAGTTAATACAGTTCACCCTGGTACAACAGGTCATCAAAAAGAGTTCCGTTGCTACTTAATTAAGTCAGGAACAATTCTTGAAGGTGAGCAATCTCCTCTAAGCATTGAATCAGATAGAAACATCTTATCTAAGCAAGATGTTATGTCTGTTGATTACCATAGTGCTTATCACGTTATGGGTACTAAGTGGACATCTGCTTCAGACAACCCAACTAACGCAGCATTAGCTAACGATAACAACTGGGCAATCACATACGATGCTGATTTAATTCCTATAGTTGAACTAATCGTTAACTCACCACTTGATACAGGAACCAATCCTTAATATCATTAAATTGTGGTCATCAAACCTCACCTAATATTGGTGGGGTTTTTTCTTTACGCTACAATAAAACTAAATTACTTTATTAATCGTGGCAGCTACTATAGACGCAACAATAAAAGGAGAAAATGCTAATAGTTATGTCACATTGACAGAAGCTAATGATTATTTTGATACCTCTCCAGATTCTTCTACCTGGACAAATAAAACAGACGATCAAAAGAAAAGATCATTAATATCTGCTGCTAGATGGATTGATACTTTAGTTTTTTATGGAGATAGATGTGATGATGGACAGGCATTGAAGTTTCCAAGAAATAATTATCAGGTAGATGGTGTTGAATTAGCTTGTTCTAAAATTCCTGAAGGTATTAAATATGCACAATACGAACTAGCTAGAGCATTGGCAAACGATACTGATGCTATTACAGGAACTACTGGTAAAGATGGAAATTTTGAAGAAGTAAAACTAGGAGATATTCAAGTTAAATACAATACTGAAAGTCAAGGAACAGGGTCTATAAATAATATTCTTGATGTTTACCCGTGGTTACAAAGTTATCTAGGAGCATATATGTTAGGTGGAGCTGGCAGTTTTCAGATGAGGGTAGTTAGAGGATAATGGCAGGTCAACTCGATACGTTATTAAAAAGTGTAGCTAAACAAGTTGTGGCTGATCTTGGTAGTTCTCTCGATACAACTATTACCTATACAAAGAAGGCTTCGGGAACTTACAACACTAGCACTGGTGCTTATACAACAACAGACACCAGCTACAGTATCAAAGTTCCAATAGAGTTTATTAGATCAGAGGAAGATGTAGGCAAAGAGATGAGAAATGCAAAGTTATATATTTCTCCCGATTTAATAGGTGATAATCAAGTTGATTTCGATGATGAAATTACATTGAGTTATGCAGGATCTAATGTAGTTGCAAAGATTTATGATATTGATACTAAAAAGGGCGGACAGGTCTATCTATATACAGTATTGGTACGGTTCTGATGGCTAAAGATTTTCAAAAAAGTGATCCTATTGGAGATTTAAAAGCTCTTATTGAAAGTGATTTTAATAGAGTTATTAGAAAAACTCATGCTAGTCTTTCTACAAAAACACATAGCCCTGTTTATACTGGATTTTTTGCATCAAGTTGGAAAGTTGCAAATACTCCTCCAAAAGCAACGCAAGAAGTAAAAAATTATAAGCCTTGGTCTGAATTTGCAAAAATCGGTAAAAAAGAACCATACAATCCACCTAATAAGGTTGAAGCTAGATTTCCTGTAAAAAGAGTTTTCAGTATAAAAAAAAGTGTTTTTATTGGTAATAAAGCTAAATATGCTATTTATGCTTTAGAGGGAGGTAAGATTCAAAATTTTGTTCAAGGTCGTTTAGCTCAAATAATACGAGATAATATGAAAGAGAAAAAAGGTAAGCTATTCTTGCTAGGTGCAAAAGAACAAATACCAGGTTTTGGTAGTGCGGGTCCTAGCATTGGTTATTCTGACGTACTTTAATTATGACTTTAGTTAACGCAAGAGCAGCATTTGAAAAGGCAGTTACAGATGCAGTTGTAGCAGCAGATAATACTGTTTCAGTTGTATATGACAATGTTAGTTTCGTTACTCCTGGAAAAACAAAAAAATATGTTGTGATGAATATGAATTTTACCCAATCCACTTTACAAAATCAGGGTGCATCGACAGATTTTTATGCGGGTGTTGTTCAATGTAATGTTTACGTACCAAAAAATAAAGGCACTTCTGTTTTATCTGCGATCAGTGAATCTGTTATTGATGGACTTACTTCAGTAAATGCTTCTAATTATTCAGATACTTTCAGCGTGAAACCAAGAGTACAAGATATTAATGGGCCAACAATGCTTGAAATTGAAGATAGAAGTCATTTTGTTGGTGTAATATCTTGCCAATTCTCAGCCAATGCCTAGTATAATAAAGTAGCAATACTTATTTTATGACTAGAGCAATTGAACTTTTAAAAAATAGTTTTGGTGTAAGCCAGCTATATCAACATGATGTGATCAAGGATGATAAAATTATTTTTAGTGTTTATTGGCATCCGCTTACAATTGCTGAAAGAGAATCAATAACACAGAAATCAACCACTAATGATCCAAATGATTTTGCATTATCATTGATGATTACAAAAGCATTAGATAAAGACGGTAATAGACTTTTTCAAGATGGTGATAAAGCATCTCTCAGAAGAGAAGTTGAAGCAAATATTTTACAAGAGATACAATTAGCGATGATAGAAGCTGGTCAGACTAAGGAGGTAAAAGAGGCTAAAGCCGAATTAAAAAGCTAATAGTGATTGGCAATTTATATTTTCACTAGCAAAAGAATTAGGTAAAACTGTTGCTGAGTTATCACAAACTTTAACTGTAGAAGAAATGATAGGTTGGGCTGCTTATGCAGAAATAGAACATGAAGAATTTAAAAAACAACAAGAACAAGCACAAAGAAGTAGTGCTTTAAAAGGTAAAAGAAGGTAATATAGAGAAAATGTTTTAGTTTTTATAGCAAGTGGCTAATTATGATGTTTCAATAAGATTAGCTGTTGCAGGTGCAAAAGAATTAGATCGTGTCAATAAAAGAACAGATCAATTAAGAAAATCAATAGATCATATTAATAAAAAAGCACAAGCTGGCACTGCTGGTACTCCTGTTGTCAAAAATTTTAAAAATTTATCACGGGCAGTTACAGATGCTAGAGATGCTTTAGATGAAGCAGCAGTAGGTACAAAAGAGTTTAATCATGCGGTAAAGAATCTTGTTCAAGTAGAAAACAAATATAATAGACAACTAAAACAAAGAGAACAAAGATTAAAAGCACAAAGGTTAGCTATAAAAGAAGGTATTTCTTTTAGCAAAGCCGAGATAATAGTTAAAAGGCAACAAAGGATAGCAGAAGAACAATTAGCTGCTGCAAAAGAAAAAAATGCAAAAGCAGATGCAAGAAGAAGATTCATGCAAGGACCAGGTTCTGCTATATCTAGTGCTGCTATCGGTGGAGCTTTCCCTTTATTGTTTGGACAGACAGGTGCAGCAGCAGTTGGTGGTGGAATTGGTGGTGCAGCAGGTGGTTTGATTGGCGGTCAATTTGGGTTTGCATTATCAATTCTTGGTACTGCAATAGGGTCAACTATAGAGCAAACTGATAAATTAAATGCTTCAATAGCTAGTCTTGATTTTTCTTTCAAACAAGCTGGAGATTCATCAGGGTTTACGAAAGGTAAATTAAATGAACTTAAAACTACTTTAGGTTTAACAAAAGACGAAGCTCTTGCTGTAGCTGGAGCTTTTGCAAGGTTTGGAGAAACAGGATCTAGTGCTGCATTTATTTTTGGTAAGAATCCTAATACTTTTAAAAACCTAGCAGCGATAGTTAATACGAAATCAGCTTTGGCTGCAATTTTAGATACTAGCAATAATTTAACTATTCAACAGCAAATTCAACTATTACAACAAGGTAAAATATCAAGTTTTGCAGAGTTTCAAGCAAAAGTAAATGAAACAATAATTGAGCAAAATTTTAAGAGAATGATGCAAGAAGCTGCACAAATAAAAAATACAGAAAGAATAAGATTTTTATTTGGAGAAATAGCTAGGGCTGTTTATTTTATTTCAACAATATTTGCAGGTGGATTAGATTTAAAAGATTTAATGCCAGAATTATTTTTAACCGCAGCAGAAAGAGCAGAGGGTCGTGTAGCAAAACTTAGAGAAGAATTTGAAAAATTCAAAACTGATTTACCTGTTTTACAAGATTTAATGAAAGATTTTAATCTTGAGATGGAAGGAATGGCTTACAGCATACCTGGTGCGTTGGATCAGGTTTCAGCAGAACTTAGAAAATTAATGAGTGTTGGTTATATGGTTACAACTACAGCAGATACTATAGGAAGTGCTTTTGGAGAATCATTTAAGGGAATAGTAAAAGGATCAATGACAGCACAAGAAGCATTAAGAAATTTATTTATGCGTACAGCAGATGCGTTTTTAGATATGGCAGCACAGTTAATTGCAAAACAAATACAAATGAAAATATTAGGTATAGGATTAAACTTTTTTGGTGGAGGAATAGGTGGAAGTGGCGGTGGTCAATTTATAGACAGTAATGCAGTTCCTTTAGTAGATCCTTTAACGGGAATAGGTACAGCAGCAAATGGTGGACCTATACCTGGTCGTAGACCTACTCTTGTAGGAGAACGTGGCCCTGAATTATTTACTCCAGGAGTTTCTGGTTATGTTACTCCAAACCATGAACTAGGTGGCAGTACAACGAATATTGTGGTAAATGTAGATGCTTCTGGCTCTTCTGTCGAAGGAGATGAAGAACAGAGCAGAGAACTTGGCCGCATCATATCAGTTGCTATACAATCAGAATTAATTAAACAAAAACGACCAGGAGGTATGCTTGCATAATG